GGGCTTTGGTTCTATTATAGCTGGGTTTTCTTCACTAAAACAATTAAAAGGAAACATAGATAATATTAAAGACCAAATTGATGAAAAGGTAAAAGCATTAGAAGCAATAAAGTCAGGTGAGTTATTAAATGTAGCAAATGTCGTTAATGGTTTAAAAGATGGTTTAGTAGACGGAGCAATAAAAGATTTAGGATTAGAAAACGCAAAAGACCTTAGAAACAAAATAGAAGATTTAGAAAAAACAGGACAAACTATAAGTAAATTTACAGGTGGTCGTGGATTAAAGCAACGATTAGATACTTATACTAAACTGGAAGAAGAAGTTCAACAATCATTTCCAGGTGACCCAGGATATGAATCATTAGTCCAACGAAGAGATGAAGCTTCCGAAAAATTAAATAGTTATGTAGCAAGAGGTTCAGCAGATGGATTTGACCAAAGAGTATCTGAAATTGATATTGAAGTTCAGGCATTTTCAGGTGGTATGGACTTATTAGAAGCTATGGTAGAAGTACAAGATGAAGCAGAAAAAATTGAATCAGTAACAAGTTAGGAGTAGTAATGAATAAAAATAAATTAAAAAATATAATTGAATTAGTTGTTCGTAAAGAAGTCAAAAAACAACTTAGCGAGATATTTATTAATGAAGAAAAAGAAATCAAATTAGCAGAAACGATTTCTAAACCTAAACCTAAAAAGGTTGTCAATAAACCTAAAAAACAATATTCAAAAAACCCAGCGTTAAATGAAGTATTGAACAATACAAAACCATTAGGTTCATCAGGACAAACTGATGAATACCCAACATTAGGTGGTGGAATATTAGGTAGTGATAATATGGCAGATGTCTTAGGTTATGGGAATTTAGGTAGAGGTCAGAATAAAGAAAAAGCAAGAGAAATGGCAGCAGTTGATACAATCAAGAAACAAGGAGTCTCAGTAGACTCAGTTCCAGAAGATGTTCAAAACGCATTAACTCGTGATTATTCTGGATTGATGAAAGCAATTAATAAAAAGAAATCAGGCGAAGGTAATTTTAGACCATAATGGCAAGCGTAAGAGAAATAAATAATAACGAAGATATTAAAGTAGGAATTAGATTCCCATTAGGAAGAAGTGTAGATGGATTTTTTCACTCAACTTCTACCGTATTGGAACAAGCAAAATCTAATATAAGAAATCTACTATTGACAAGTCCAGGTGAAAGAGTTATGCAACCTGAATTTGGTTCCAATCTTAAACAACAAATTTTTGAAAACATTGGAGTAATATCGATAGACGCAATAGATAGTACAATAAGAGATGCTATTTCAAGACAACTACCTTATGTTATTATTAATGAGATTGTAACAGATGCGAAACCAGATGACAATATAATAAACATATCATTAGAGTTTTCCGTTACACTTAACCCAGATGTATTTGAAACCTTAACATTTAATTTTAATATTGGAGACAACTAATGCCAACACCAAATCCAAGAGATATAGATTACGGAACAAACAAAAAAGTCGTAAAGAAAGAAGTAAATTATCTTGGTAGAGACTTCCGTGATATAAGACAAAACTTAATAGAGTTTGCGAAATCGTATTTCCCAAACCAATACAATGATTTCAATGAAGCATCACCAGGTATGATGTTTGTTGAAATGGCATCTTATGTCGGAGATGTATTGAATTATTATGTTGATAATCAATTTAGAGAAACACTTTTAAATCAAGCAGAAGAAAGAAAAAACATTTATGAGATTGCACAATCTTATGGATACCGACCAAAACTTGCAGCACCTTCATCAGTAAAATTAACATTTGCTATGGATGTTCCAGCGAGTGGTAGTGGGACTGGTGCAAGTTTTACATCATCACCAGATATGACATACGCTTCTATAATTAAATCAGGAACAACTTTAAAGTCAACAACTGGTATTAAGTTTTCATTATTAGATGATGTTAACTTTAAAGTATCAAGTTCATTAGATGACTTACAATCAACACCATTAACACCAGCATCCGGAGATGTTCCTACAAGTTTTAGATTGTTCAAAACAGGTCTTGCTAAATCAGGTATTACCACTACTGAACAATTTACATTTGGAACAGCAACAAAGTTTGACAAGATAACTTTAGATAAAGAAAAAATTACAGAAGTGGTTTCCGTTACTGATTCAGACGGAGGTAGTTGGTATGAGGTTCCTTTCTTAGCACAGGATACAGTTTTTGAAACACAAGAAAATACAACTTTAAATGACCCAAGCTTATCACAATATCAAAATGAATCACCTTACTTGTTAAAACTTATCAAGACCTCAAAAAGATTTAACACAAGAGTAAATGATAAAAACAAAACTGAAATAAGATTTGGTTCAGGTGTTAGTGATAATGCAGACGAAGAAATAATTCCAAATCCAGATAATGTGGGTTCAGCATTAGGTGGTGGTGTTTCAAGATTAGACGAGTCATTTGACCCAAGTAACTTTTTGAAAACACAAACATTCGGATTAGCACCTGCAAATACAACACTAACCGTAACTTATCGTTATGGTGGAGCAGTAGAACATAATGTTCCAGTAAACTCTATAACTATGATAGATAGTTTAAGTTTTAGTAATTCAACTTCTGGTATTGATTCATCAGTATTGAGAAGTGTTCAAGATAGTATTCAAGTTACTAATTTGGAAAGAGCAACGGGTGGAGCAAGTCAAGAAACATTAGAAGATATAAAACTAAATGCAAGTGCTTACTTTAATGCACAAAATCGTGCGGTAACAAAAGAAGACTATGTAACTCGTGTTTATTCTTTACCACAAAAGTATGGTAATGTAGCAAAAGCATTTATTGTTCAAGATGAACAATTAGAACAAAACGGACAATTAGAAGTTATCAACGGAGTAGTAAAACGAATTGGTAATATCGATACTATACCAAATCCTTTAGCATTAAATTTATATATGTTGGGATACACTTCAGATAGAAAGTTAACTCAGTTAAACGAAGCAGTAAAACAAAATGTCAAAACATACCTTTCACAATACAGAATATTAACAGACGCTATCAACATTAAAGATGCGTATGTTACAAATGTTGGTGTAAGATTTGGTATATTGGTTCGTAGAGGATTTAATAAAAACGAAGTATTGTTTAGAGCAATACAGGCAGTTAAGAAACATTTTGAAATTAAAAAATGGCAAATCAATCAACCAATTGTGTTGAATGACATTGCTTATGTTATCTCATTGGTAGAAGGAGTAATCTCAGTAGTTCCACCACAAGACAATAATCCTAACAAGAATATTGTAGTGATTGAAAACAAACACAAAGTGTCTGAAGGATATAGTGGAAACATATACGATATGGATGCAGCTACGAGAGATGGAATTGTTTACCCTTCATTAGACCCAAGTATATTTGAATTAAAATACCCAGACATTGACATTGAGGGTAGAGTAGTGGGAGATAGATAATGCATTATTTTGAATTTGGTAAAAGAGATACAACACTTTATTCAGGTGGAACAACATCATCAGTTAATACAGGATTAGATGAAATATTAGAAATAGTAAAAGATGTTAACTCTAATGGAGCAGTTGGTAATGTATCCAGAATATTAATTGACTTTGACTATACTGATATATCTCAATCTATTGTAGACGGAATAATTCCTTCCACCGCAAACTTTTATTTAAATCTATATGACGCAACATCAGAAGAAGTTGAAGCAGAACAATATGTTTATGCTTATATGGTTAGTGGAAGTAATTGGAAACAAGGAACAGGAAAACTTGACCACGACCCAGTAACAACTGATGGAGCAAGTTGGAGATATCGTGATGAAGAAAACTCAACACCTTGGGTAACGGGTTCAGTATTGACTGACGGAGGTAGTTGGTTTACATCAAGTATTGACGGACAATATGAAGTTAGTTCATCATACCAATTAACATTTGACAAAAAAGATTTAAGAATAGATGTAACGGATATGGTTAATAATCATATATATTCTTCATCTGCATATCCTAATAGAGGATTCATACTAAAAAGAGAATCAATCTCACCAACAGATTATACATTTGGATATACTTCCGGTAGTGATACCACAAAAGACGAAAGTAGTTCAGATAGATTGGGAAATTTAAAATACTTTGGTAGAGAAACTCATACAATTTATCCACCTAAGTTAGAAGTAGTGTGGGACGATTCAAGTTGGAACACAGGAAGTTTAGATGCTTTGAGTGGAGATGATTTAGGTAGGTTAAAGGTTTATTTTAAAAATTTAAGACAAGAATATAAAGAGGGTTCAAAAGTAAAATTTCAAGTAGTGGGTAGAGAGTTATATCCTACTACTGCGTTTTCATCATCTGCCGCAGAACTCACGGTAAAGTATTTACCAAGTGCGTCTGCTTTCTATCAAGTTAAAGATGCCGATACCGAAGAAGTAGTTATTCCGTATGGAACAGGTTCAAAAGTTAGTTGTGATTCAACAGGTAATTATTTTAGATTATGGATGAACGGACTACAAGCAGAAAGAAACTATCGTTTTTGTATCAAGGTAGTTAGTGGTAGTGGTAGTGATGAGGAAATAAATTACTATGACGACAATTATGAATTTAGAGTAGTGAGATAAAATGCCTTATTTACCAAGTGACGCAAGAAACAAGTCAGACTATTATCAAAAAATATTAGACGCTGACATAATAGAACAACAGGAAATTATTGCTGATTTAAAATCTAAGCAACAAGTTTCAGGTTCTATTGATGCCAATACTGAATTAAGAAATCAAGACGGACAATTAATGTTAGTTGAGTCACCAACTCAAAAAGGAAAGTCAATAGAAGAAGACTTCCAACAAGTCAGAATAGAAAACAAACAGGAATTTTTTAACAGTAGAAATCTCAGTAAAATAGATAAAGAGTTTTCACATTTCAGACCACCAGTAGAACTTGATATTGATGATGAAGATTTGGAAAAGGAAGAAATAAGAGAGGAAATAAAAATAGAGGTAAAGAAAGAAAAGATTGACTTACCACTAAAAAGAATGTTTGCTCGTTTCGTCAATAGAGTATTGTTGGTAAACTACGATACAAAAAGCATAAATACAGATTTACTACATTCTAAAATAGCATTTATTTTTAAAAGAGAATTAAAACCAAGAGCAAAATTGTCGTTTAATTTTAACAAACTTGTAAAGTTTGGTATAAGAGGACTACCAATACCAAAAGCAAAACCAAAGAATCAACTTCAAGATATGGTAGGTTCTATGTTGGGATTAATGAGATTATCCAACTATTTAAAAAATTCAGATTACAAAGCACTATATGAACAATATGTTTTACCTAATGGAAAGTTAAGAGAAGCGTGGGCAATAGCAAACGAAAATGCACCGAGAGCCGAATTTGATATGTATAATGTTAGTGGTTTAGAGGGTGAGGAAGAGTTCAAGTAATGGCAAGAGAATACGGGTTTACCGATAAAGAAAAACAATTATACTTTACACCAGAAAAGGTGTATAGTAGTTTCGGTCGTGATGATGACGATGACTTTATTGCATTATTTGTGTATAGTGAAAATGACATTTTATTAGAAACGATAATTTTAGAAGCAGAAGAAGTTGGTTTAGATTCTGGTGAAAACTTTATCGATTTAAATATAGGACAACATTTAAGAGACGCTGGATATGAAGAGGGTAATTTTAATGTTACTTATAAATTTCTTAGAAGACTTGCCGGTGTAGAACAAAAAGTTTTTGTTGACGGACAAGGAAATATTTACGAGGGTAAAGTTAAAACAAGAACTATTAATGGTGAAGAAAGATATTTTGCTACGAACAACTCAGACGACCAAGACCAAGCAGTAGAAATGGAACTGTTCAAAAGAGATTTAACTTATATTATTGACGACATATCACCAGACAGAACAGAAGCAATAGTTGAGGTTGATGAGTTAATCAAAAACCAAGAATACAAAGAAGACTTTCTTTCTATGTCAGAAATGATTGAGTATAAACCATTAAGACTAAATGGTGCTGGTCCAATTAAATTTGACCAAACTGACCCAACAATTTTAGAGTTTGATATCAATGATTTAGATAGAGGGTTTACACAGAATATGGTAGGTGGACAAATAGTTATTCCAAGTATGTATCAGATTGAAAATGAAATCATTACTAATGAAGATGAAATCGTTAGAGAAATCGTAGAGATTGATTTCTTTGAACCAGAAGAAGTCCAAGACCCAACCCCAGAACCAGAGCCAGAAGAAGAAATAGAATTTTATGACGGAGATATTGGTATTGCAGATGGTTCCGCATATGGGGGTAGAAGCTAATGGCAAGGTCAGAGAGAGCAAAACAACTACAACAATTCTTAGAGTCAACAGGTAGGAAATTACCTACTCAGAGAACTGGTGCCGCAAGAAATGCCTACATAGATAGGGACGTCACAGGAAGATATAGAGGACCAGAAGACGGACCACTATCACCAGGAAATGGATTACCACTTGGTGGTTTAATTCAAAGTGAACCAGTTCCGTTGTATGGTGGACTACATAGTGAACAAATTAAATTAGGTGTTAAAAGAAATACAAAAGATGCCATAGACCCAATCAGAAAAAAAAGAAAAACTCGTAAAATAGTAAAAGAAAGAATTGTTCCAAGACGAGTAGTCCGAAGAGAAATTAAAGATAGAGATTATGTTGCAACCATTACTGAGGTATTGGATGCTAATCGTGTAAAAGTAAACTTAACTTATAATGACGGAGTAAATAAAGTCAAACATAAAGGTGCTGACCAAAGTGCAGAGAAGTTTACTTATTGGAGAGTAAATTACGATAAAAGTAATGTCAACAGATTTAAAACCTATATGGTAAATGGTAATCAATTTTATCTATTGGTAAATGATAAATTAGGTGCCGACATCACATCAAGAAAAGTAAAATTAAAACAACCATTAGCAGACAACTTACAAAAATTAGATAGAGTTTATTTTGTAGAAAAAAGATTACCAGACTATAATGACACGGTAAAGTTAGTTCCATTTGTAGATAGACCAGACGACGGAATATTTTTAAGAATACCAAATCTAAATTCTAATGACAACCCAATTAATTTTGAGGGAACTAATTTCCAAACCCACAATGATTTATTAGGTAGTGATAGTACATTAAACTTTGACTTAGAAGAAAAACTTATATCAGGTAGTTTATTAAATGTCCAACCTAATGTTGATTATCAAAAAACATCAGTAGACCTTTCTGAGTTTGATGATGATACTGGTTTTGGAAACTATGTACATTTTTCAAATGCTGAATCAAGACTTCGTAATTTTAAAAAGAAATTAGATGTAATTGAAAATCATAACGAAACAAGTTCATCATTATTAACAATCAGTAGTTCAGCAGAAAGAATTGAAGATATAGAAAAAAGAAGACAACGAGTAATTAATTCATTTGACCCATTTGAACATTATATGTATTTTGAAAGTTCATCTTATGTTAGTTCTTCTAATGGACAATTCCACGACACGAGTTGGCCTAAGACAAACTCATCATCACCATATACATTAGCTGCGGTTGGTAGTTCACAAGCAAACACTTGGTACAACAATATGATAGCAAGTGCTTCTCGTTATGACCAAGGTAATGTAAATAATTTAAGAAACTCTTTACCAGAACACGTTTATTCTGATACAAAAAATAATGTATTCTTAGAATTTATGGATATGGTTGGACAACAATTTGATGAGATATGGCAATATGTAAAGTCATTAACAGATGTCAACAAACGAGTAGAAAAATTATCAGAAGGTATATCAAAAGATGTAGCAAGAGTATTTGCTCAAACTCTTGGATTAAAATTATATAGTGGTAATGATTTAGTAAATCTACCAGAATACTTGTTGGGTAAAAATCCAGACGGAACCACAAAATACGAAACCGCATCAGAACAACTAACAGAAGAAATATGGAAAAGAATTTTAGCAAACTTACCTTTCTTTATCAAAGCAAAAGGAACAGAACGAGCAGTAAAAGGATTGTTAAGTTGTTACGGAATACCGAGTTCTATATTAAGAGTAAGAGAATATGGTGGACCAGATAAAGGAACAAGAGTAAGTTATGAAATTAAAAGAAAGTTTACCCGAGCATTAGATTTTAAAGCATCTCAATACATTAAACTACCTTGGGCAAATATATCATCTCACAAACCAGAAACCATAGAATTTAGATTTAGAACACCATACAATGCAAACCAAACTTTAATACACAAAGACGGAGATTGGGCTATTGAACTTATAAATAGTGCTTCATCTGAATATGGAAATGTAAGATTATCAGTTAGTGCTTCTACCGGAGTAGAAGTTGTTTCATCATCTAAACAAAGATTTTTTGACAATGATATGTGGTCAGTTATGTTGACAAGAAAGTCATCAAGTGGAGCAGACTTAACTGCAGATACCGCAACACAAGATATAACTTATGAACTATTTACAAGTCAATATGATGCCACAAGACAAAAAATAAATTATAAAGTTAGTTCAAGTATTGATATTGACGGAGATGTATCAAGTTCATACAATACTAAATTCACTACAACAGGAGACTTAGTATTAGGTAGAAGTGGTAGTAATGAGTGGAACGAAGGTTCATTTAGTGGTTCTTTAATGGAGTTTAGATTATGGAGTGAACCTTTAAGTGCAAGTGTATTTGACAATCACACAAGAACACCAAAGTCATACAACGGAAATACAAGTGCTTCTTCTTATGACAATTTATTATTAAGATTACCATTAGATGATAATAAAGATTATAGTGTTGCTGCAAATATGACGGCATCTGCAATTCAACATTTAAAAACATATCCAAGTTCTTCTGGTGTGAGTGGTAGTGATTTTGTAAATGGATTTACAGGAAACTTTTTCAGAACAATATCCGACCAAGAAAAATTAAAAGTTCCTAATGTCGGTCCTAATCGTAGAAACGCAACTAAGATTAGAATTGAAGATAATACATTAGCAGTTGGAACTTCTTTATCACCAGATGTTCGTAATGAGGTGTCATCACAAGACTTTGCACCAATCGATAGTAATAGACTTGGAATCTATTTCTCACCAGTTGATGTAGTCAATGAAGATATAGTTTATAGTATTGCAGATTTATCATTTGACGATTTAGTCGGAGACCCAAGAGATGAGTTTAAACATTCATACGGAAGATTATCACAACTAAGAAGAGAATACTTTAAACGATATAGTAAGTCAAATAACTTTTGGGATTACTTAAGACTTCTTACTTATTATGACAAAAGTATATTTACACAACTAACTCAGTTATTACCTGCTCGTGCCGACGCAACATTGGGAGTATTGGTTGAACCAAACATTTTAGAAAGACACAAAGAAGTTCTGGGTAGAAAACCAGAATTTGATAATCGTTATTATGCAAACGCAGAAGATTTTGATGAAGGTATTATGGTAACCAGAACCAATGTAGAGAACAATGAAAGTAATTTAGTGGTGACGGGTAGTTATGATACATACTATTCACAAATAAACTTAACATACGATAGTGGTTCAGATGTAGGTTTCTTAGGTAAACCATCAATATTTAAAAATGTTCTCAATAGTATAGATAATAGATTTGGATTTGGTAGTACATACGCTACCGCAAGTACAGCACACGGAACAGATAACTTTGATGCAATTACTGCATTTATAGAAAATTCAAGGTTTTCAGAAAAAAATCAAGAATATGTATATGGGCATGTATACTCAGAACCAACAAGAAATAATTTTACCACATCTTCTACGGGACAAATAATTTCAGATACGAGTCAGATGTTAATGCCTTCTCAATCAAGATTTCAAAGTGTTGCATACGACTCTAATTTATATAGAGTATTCTATAAAGGAACTCTACACACAAGAGAAAATGCACCAGACAATAAAGAACCAGTAGAAATAACACAAGTTGCACCGAATGTTGTGATAACACAAGATTCTCAAGCAAGTAAATTAAAAGTAAAGTAATGGAAAATCTAACTTTCTTATATTTATTATTGAAAAAGAATAGTTATATAATTTCCACAGGAGTAAAATAAAATGGGATTTTTAGACAACACGAGTATAACAGTAGATGCTATCTTGACAAAAAAAGGTCGTGAACTTTTGGCAAGAGGGCAAAACGAATTTAGAATCGCAAAATTTGCATTAGCAGATGACGAAGTCGATTACAACTTATATAATCCGGACCACGATAATGGTTCTAATTATTATGGTTCAGTAATTACAAACATGCCAGTCTTAGAGGCATTTGTAGATGAGAACCAAATAATGAGATACAAATTGGTAACTCTTCCAAAGGAAACAGCAAAACTTCCTATCTTGGAATTACCAAACGCATCATTATCTTTCAACGGACCAGGTATCACACAAACACTTACACCAAATACAAGAAATGGTGTTGATAGTGCATACACATTTGTATTACAAGATGCTTCTATCGCAAACATTACACCAATAGTTGCAAGAAGTGGTGGAGGTCCAGCTGGTGGAGACTTTGATGACTCAACAGAATCAATACTTCGTAGAGAAAGAGGATTACTTCCAGACGGAACAATTGACCCAGACTTCTTGTCACCAAGAGCGACAACTCCAGTATTCTTAAATGAAGTGGAAAGAAAAAGAAGTATAACGATAACCGCTAAATCAGTAAACATTATTGCAAGGTCTATCTTGACTGAAACAACAACTAATGTAACGATTGTTGGATTGGATACAGGAGCATCCTTTACAATGCCAATTACTGTAAAAGCAGACCCAAGTAAAGCGTAAGGAGTTAAGTAATGTCATATCAAAGATTTAATAGAGCAGACGATATTATAGAAAATCAGAAAACAACCATAACAAGTGGTATGTGGACTGGTGGTTCTACAAGATTAACTTCAAACTTCTGCACAAGTTCAACACAAGGCGCTTCATCAGCATCATACATAGATAGTTATCAAACCGCATCAACATCAGCTGACGCTGAAGTTCAATTTGCAGTCGGATATGCTAACATTGATGGTAAGGGTTCTATCGGTAATACATCAGACACCAATGATGGAAATCGTGAAACAAAAGCAATGTATAGTCAATTTTTAAATTTACTAACTGCACCTAATACAAGTAATATTACTTTCGCAGGAACAGGTGGTTCAACAACAGACTTTTATTTCGTATCAGTTCAAAGAGCTCGTATGAGAGAAAAGATGAATGCAGGTAATTGGGAATTAAGAGTTTCTGGTTCAGGAACAAACGGTAAGATTATTAGACTTATTGATGATAGTTCAACCTCGTCAGGTAGTATTAGTCAAGGTGGTAGAGTATACAATGTTGTTAGTGGTAGTATTGATGGTGGAACATCAATTAAAAAAGAAGCATCAGCAGAAACCGTTAGTGGTGGAGCAGGATTATTTTATCCCGACTTAGGATTAATTTTGTTAAATCCGAATTATGTATCTGAAAGTGCAGGGGCATCATTAATTCCAGCAAGAAGTACAAATACTTTTGACAATACACCAAGACAAATATTCACTGCTATTAGTGGAGCAGAATACTTCCAAGCAAGAAGAGAAGAAGAAATTAGTTCAACAAGTTATTTTTGTCGTGTAAACAATAAAAGATTTAACTTCTCAACTAACCCAACTTTCTTTACTTCATCAGACGGAAGTTTAACACAAACATCTTTCTTTAAAGACCCACAAACATTTATTACACAAGTTGGTCTTTATAATGAAGCTAATGAATTGTTGGCGATTGCGAAACTATCTCAACCACTATTAAATTCATACGCAAGGGAAGCTATTATAAAAGTGAAACTTGATTTTTAGGACAAACTAATGTTCAAGAATCTTGACCCACAAGACATATCTAAAAAACCTTTTAAGAGTTTTAAAAACTTTTCATTCGACAACAATGATAGTGGTAGTGGAGTGTTTATAATTAAAGCTCGTTCAGGTTCTATTGCAAATTACGATAGTGGTTCGGACCACGCAACATCAGTAACGACATCAGGTTCGGTATCAACTGATTATTATGCTTTACCAACTTGGCACACAATCAACAAAATGTTCTACAAGGATGCCGATAAACCTTATTTAACTTTCGGTGGTAATGACCCAAACAAAGAAAATAGAGAACTAAACACAAGTGCAAGTATTCTAAATGTATCAAGAGATGTAATTGGTGAACAAATCAAAACAGGTTCAATAGATTTAGATGTTACGATTGGTGGAGTAACCTACACCCTTTATGATGACGGAGATGGAAATCTATATGACACTGCTCACTCAGCAAGTTTCGCAGCATTCAAATCAAGTTCATTTGATAGAAGTCAAGGAGTTCTTGCAAACGGAAGTGGTTCAGAAGTCGGTAATGTATTTTATTCACAAGGTTTAATTGTATTAACGGATACAGGTTCTTATGATGGTGATATAACAGCTTTCGAATTAAAGTATCAATCAACTCAAACAAATTATGAATATGAATATCGTGTAACGGCTAAACCACACGAGTTCAACACATCAACAAATATCAGTATTACACCAGATAGAAGTGGTAGTATTACGGTAAAAAGTGGTTCAGTTGGTATGTCTAACTTTTTTCCACCATCAATTTTACCAACAGGTCAAGGAACAGGTAGTTATGCTACGGAATATAATGCAGCTACTGAGTCATTAGCATTCGTAACTGGTTCAGATTTTCACCCCTTTGTAACTCAAATTGGATTATACACAGAAGACGGAGAACTTGCAGCAGTCGGTAAAGTTGCAAAACCTATACAATTATCAAATGAAATCTCGACTACTTTCGTAGTCCGTTTCGACATATAATTTCTTAACCTTATATTTATTATTGAATAAAACTCAACGGAGAAAACAATGTTTCATTATATGAAATCAATGGTTATATCAGCAGTTATGTTTGGACTTGTCTTTGGACAATCCCCAATCATAAGAGTAAAACAATTAGGTAGCTGGGATTCACCACAAACTTGGTGGAAAGATTCAGTTAACCAAGAATTAGACGATTTTTTAGCACAAGATACATCTAATCCAGCATTCGATAATAATAACTTCGATATCTGGAGAGATAAAGTATTGGAAATGGAAGTTACCTTAGATGATGTAGGAGAAGATATTACTACACTTAGGTTTGATATCGCATTCGATAACGACTTAATCACTTGGGTAGAATCAGGTGAAACATCAATTAATGCTTGGAGTCAAGGAGATTCCAAAGTTGTTAAAGGTAGTCATATATCAAGTTGGACTGAAGGTGATGAATCATCAGGAGCAGACTATTCATTTGAAGTAGTTCATTATTCTAATGTTGGTTATCAAGATTCATTAGCAGTCGGAACTTCTACACAATTAGTAGAAGAAAGTATTTCAGATACAAGATACGATTGGTTAAGAGTAACGATGGTTTCTCACGGAGTTGACGCAGATTCAGACGGAACACCAGATAAAACATTTGGTAGTGGTAATGGAAATCAAGCACAAGTAATAAAATTATATTTTAAAGTAAATGATGTTGTTGATGACTTTGCACCAAAATCATTTAGAGTACCAACATTTTATGACGGAACATCAGGATACTACACTTATGTATCTGATGATTATTTATTAGATTATAAAGTTTACATTGACGGAAATTGGGGAGATTATTATACAGCAGAAAGAACTTTTAACGGAGCTGCAAGAGGAGACATTACACTTCACCCTAAGTTAGTTGATGTTGAAGGATATATGAGATACATCGGAGAATACGATGGTTCATCATTTACAAGAAACAAATATCCTATGATGAAAGTATTGTTCGAATTAGATGAAACTAATCCAGATAACTTTTCTAATTGGTTAAATCCAAGAGATGTTAATTATCCTTCAAGTTTAACCGACGAGGGAACAACAGATGATGTTATGGGAACTCACGATGAGTATGGAAATTTTGCATTGGGGTATCAACATATGAGATACT